ATGGCTGAGGTTTATAGGATAGAAATACCGATAAGCATCAAGGATAACACAGAGCCCGGAGTGTCCCAGGCTAAAAATAAGCTGAATGCCTTTGATAAAGCAAGTCAAAGGACCCAGGAACGGCTAGAGCAGATGAATAAAACAAAATACCAGATCGTCCTTGATGCGCTGGATAGAGCATCAAGCATTGTCGGTAAAGTTTCATCAAAAGCACGCAGCATAGCTGGTAAGACGTTTAGCTTTACGATGAAAGCAATCGACCTGGCCACGGCACCATTAAGAGCCTTATGGAATTTCGCGACATCCATACAAGGCGCCATACTCGGTGCGACCGGTGCATTTGCCGGCATTTACAAGCCGATGGATATAGCCGCGGATTTTGAGCAGACACAGATAGCGTTTGAAACCATGCTGAAAAGCGCCGAGAAAGCCCAGCAGTTCCTGAAGGAAGCGTCAGAGTTTGCGAACAAAACGCCGTTTGAATTTCCGGAACTGATCAACAGCAGTAAGCTGCTAATGGCCTTCGGATTTGAAGCGGATAAGGTGCTGGATATGCTGAAAACCATAGGCGATACGGCCAGCGGCCTGGGAGCCGGTTCTGAAGGAATAGACAGAATCACCAGGGCCCTCGGTCAGATGCAGGCCAAAGGGCGAGCACAGACAGAAGAGCTCTTGCAGCTCCAGGAACTCGGCGTGCCGGCTAACCAGATCCTGCAGGAAGAGCTCGGCCTCACCGGCGAGCAGATAGCGAACATCGGTAAAGAGAGCATAGAAGCGGCAAAAATTATCGATGCATTGTTACGAGGCATGGATAAGCGCTTCGGAGGCATGATGGACAACCAATCCAGGACGGCCAAAGGTATGATATCAACCCTTAAGGACACTCTCGAAAATTCACTTTTAAGACCATGGGGACAAGGTTTATGGGAAGGTATAAAGCCGGGACTTGAAAGGATTACAACCTGGATAGATGAGAACCAGGATATCATCGCAGAATGGGGAGAAGCCTGGAAGAAAGCAGGAGCAAATATCTCCAAATGGGTAATGGCCAGAGTAGATGGATTGAGAAACAGCATACAGCGTATGGTTAACTCCCAGGAGTGGAAAGACGCCAAAAACTTCGGAGAAAAGCTGAAGATCGCCTGGGATAAGATCATAGCGCAGCCGTTCAACGAGTGGTGGAATTCAACCGGCAAGGCCTGGCTTGCAGACAAAGCTGGCAAAATCGGCGAAGGAATAGGAACTGCACTCTTTGCAGGATTGCTGGCCATACTCGGAATTGACGCCAGGGGCGCCGTAGAGGACGGGACAAGCATAGGAGCTTCATTCGCTGAAGGTTTTACACGGGGATTTGACGGCAAGAAGGTAGGCGAGGCAATCCTGAACGCCATAAAGGGCGTATTCAAAGACGCAGGAACGCTGCTTCCAGGAGGAGAGAAACCAAGTAGTACATCCTGGCTGTCGGCCGGCGCAATAGCATTGGCCCTTCAAAAGCACGGAATTTTCAAGCTGATCTGGAAAGGCGGTAAGGGTTTAATTAACCTTCTCGGAAAAGGGAGCAAAGATGGGGTACCGTCAGCAACAGGATCTCTTGTACCTGACAGCTTTATAACTTCCACTATGGCCGTCACGGCCTCCGTAGTTTACATCAATGGCCCAACGATTGGAGGAGGCGGAAGCGGGGGCAAAATCATAAACAACATTCCAAGCTTACCTGGAGGAGGACCCGCGACAATACCGAAGCTTCCTGGAGGAGGAATGCCTCTTGCTTTACCGGGCGCCGCGGGAGCGGTAGGAAATGCTATAAATACTGTGAAGCTTGCTAATGGCACATACGTAGCGTCCGGAGGTGCATTAACAACAGGCCTGGCCAAGTTAGGAGTAGCACTCGGAAGCGGAGCAACAACTGCCGGCGGAGCTGCAGCTGCAGGCGCCGCAGGGATAGCCGGAATTATAGGCGGGATCCTCGGACTTGGTAGCGCAGGAATTGATGTTTATCAGGGAATAAAAGCAAGCAAAGCAGGCAATAACAAAGTTGCTAAAGATGAGTATGTAACCGCAGGAACCAAAGCAGGTATGGTCGGAACAGGCGCTTTAATAGGTACTGCAATCATGCCTGGACTTGGAACTTTAATCGGTGCAGGAATAGGCGGCGCAGCGGCGCTTTTAACCGGAGATAAAGCCGGCAAAGCCCTATCTGACGCAACGGACAAAGACGGAGCTTTATCAAAGTTCTGGGAAAATACCAAGACATGGGCAAGTAACACATGGGACTCCATCAAGACAGGAGCTTCAAATGCCGTATCCTGGATCAGTGACAAGTGGAGCGACTTCAGTGACTGGTTCGAAACTTCGATATGGACCCCGACAAAGGACGTTGGTATTTCAGCAATTAACATCGCAGCAGGAGCATGGAGCGAGGCAAGAGATTGGATCGGAGACAAATGGAGCGATTTATCCGGGTGGTTTGACGAATCGATATGGACCCCGGTAAGCAATGCAGCGCAAGCAGCCAGTCAATGGGTAAGCGACCGCTGGAACGAGGCAAGAACATGGATAGGCGAGCGCTGGTCCGACTTTTCAACATGGTTTGAAGCGTCAATATGGACCCCAGTCAAAACAGGAGCCCAGGCTGCAGGCCAGTGGGTGAGCGAAAGATGGAACGAGGCCAAGAACTGGGTGAGTGAGACATGGGGAGCTGTTTCAGGTTGGTTTGATGAATCGGTTTGGCAGCCGGTAAAAAGCGCAGCACAGACAGCAGGAGCATGGCTGGGAGATCAGTTCGCAGCAGCAAAGAATGCCATAAGCGAAGCCTGGTCCGGAGTGTCGGGATGGTTTGAACAGAAAGTCTGGGAACCTATCAAGAACGGAGCAACCAGGGCATGGGAATGGGTAGGCGAAAAACTCGGCGGTATCGGCGAGTGGATCGGCGACAAGTGGCAGAGCTTCAAAGACTGGCTCGGAGGCCTGGGCCAAAAAGGATCGAAAGAAACCGGCCTGACGACCAGCAAGGGCAAAGGCAGCATCCTCGAACATGCATGGGGCGGAATTATAACGAAGCCGCACATGGGTATCGTGGCCGAGAATGGAGCTGAAGGAATTATTCCATTGAGCCCGAGCAAGAGACAACGAGGCCTCGATTTATGGCAGCGGACCGGTGAACTCCTTGGCGTCAGGGCCTACGAAGACGGCGGAATAGTAGGCGAGGAACCGGACGAAATCTCGGTAGCGCCTGCAACCGGAAAAGCCGGCCAGAACATAACCATAAAGGTGGAAGTCAAAGCAGAGCCTAAATTCACGATTGAAGGCGGCGGAGACAACACCGATGAAAACAAAGTGGTGGCCATACTGAAGGCTTATATCCGCGAAATGACTGACGACATCGGAGACGAGCTGGCAGAAAGACTGGCCCGCATATTTGCAAATATGCCGGTGAAAGGAGTGGCTGAAGCTTGAAGATTGATTTAGAGGGCGCTGTTAATGAGATTGTGGAGGAAATAACTTATCAGGCCAAATCAAGAGCTTTTCGTGCAGCCAACGAGCTCCGGAATTCAGCTTTAACTGTCCTTCGAGGAAAGCGCTCCGGCCGTGTTTATAAACGGCCATTTTCAAAAAGCAAATACACTGCTTCAGCACCAGGAGAGCCGCCTGCAATGCGAACCGGAAACCTGCGTATGAGTTGGAGACCGCAATCTGCATCCGAGCGAATAGGCAAGACCGTAACAATAAAACCAGCAATTACTACTGAAGTAAAGTATGCTCCATATCTCGAAGAGGGAACCGATAGAATGGCTCCAAGACCATTTGAGGATCCTATCATCGAGAAAGCAATGCCTCGTATTAGTCAAATTTTCAAAGAGCCGTATTAGGTTTAGCCTTAAAAAGTAAAAGGGCGGAATAAAATCCGCTCTTTTGCTATAAACCGTACCTGTGTAGGTGCCATACGGTGTAGAACTGGTAATTTGAGGCTTGAATTTTAGAGCTCCATATGCCTTCGGACTTGTGTTACCATCAGTAAATGTTGCAACGAGTTCACTTAATCCAGTGATATCCTCAAAAGAGCTACTGGAAGGCAGTCCACGCAGAATTCTGCAAGATATTCTTTGCTCGTTTTCGGTTCCTTTGTCTTTGCATAAATAAAAATTGCCGCCGTTTTCATATGTAGCTGCACCATCGATAGTTATTCTGACATTTTTATTACTGCCAATATCCATTGTATTGGCTGAAAATATGAATTTGTCACCATCGTTGATGGATATAGAGGCGGGTATATTAATAGAGTACTCGGGTGAATAAGTGTACGATACCGCTATACTTCCGGATGTCTGGTTTGCAAAGGCATTCATCGGTGATATACTGCAGATCATTATAGTTGCAAGCAGAATAGCGAATATTCTTTTTATCATGGCTCAACCTCCAATTTAAAAATAGTTTTCGCGCCGTTCAGTTCTTTGATTTCCTCCATGCCATAGCATGAATAACTCAAGATGGCACCTTCGTATATTCCGGGCTTTAGCTCCTGAGAGATTTCAATAGAAGTAAGGACCTGCCCGGGCTCAAGTAAACCAGACTCCGGATCGTCGAATCATCTGCCGGGCATGAATCTGAACGGCCAGCCATAACATCTTCTATAAGTCTGGCTTCATAATGCTTTTTAGGAGCCATAAAATCCGGAAGCTCAAGATGCAGTTTCCCGCAGCCTGGACACTTTAACCGGTGCAATCGGTACCAAGGGAGCGCTGTTGGCTGGCATGGAGCGGCTTCCGCTCCGTGCATATTTTCTGCTTCTTCTTCTGTTTCTGTTACTGTTATTGATCCTGTTACTGTTACTGTTACTGGTTGCCCTAACCGTTCTTGTAACCGTTCAATTAACGGTTGTATAAATGGTTTATCAAACTGTTCAATAACGGTTAAAAGTGAGCGAAATAAGTGTGTTTCGGGCAATTCGTTTAATTTTTCAATAGCATGCTTAACCTGGTTCGGATTTTCTAACGGGTTATGTTTAAGGTAGTTTTTAACAAGTACCACATGGGAAAGTGCGTCATATGCTATGCCGCCAGTCTTTAACAGTTCTTCTAACGCTTTCTTGAAGGGAAAGATCTGGATTATTACCGAATGGGATAGATCTGCGACAACAATCCTCTTCCCAAGTGAATATTAGCGGCCATAGCTCTTCCATGTCATACAATAGGACAATGACATCAAAGCTACACCAGAAACACAAAGAGAGTCTCCAGGACTTTATCCCGGTAGAGGCTCTCTCTTTTATATAAACGCTGAATGGCTTAAGTATTACCACTGGGCATATTCTGAGCGGAATCTTAATGGACAGATAACTTTCTTATTTTTATTTTAGGACAGTTGAGGAAAAGGAATATTCAATAACCTCATAATCTCCTTTTCAGACTCAAGAACGCGTTCGGCAATAAAGTCCATAAAAGGTTGATCATCTTCATGAGCCCGCTCCAGTAAGCTAATATACTCATGTCGCAAGACCGGCGGAATTATGGCCAGCATATAACCGTCTTGAATAAGCGCCGTATTCATCAGCAACCGAGCAACTCTCCCGTTTCCATCTATGAAAGGATGAATAAATACAAACCGCTTATGAAGCTGGGCGGCAAATTGAACCGGATGGTATTTATCACGCTCGGAGCATGCCCAATGGAACAGCTTTTTCATTTCCTCTTCTATCCGTTCTACTGGACATACTTCATATTTTGAGCCGGTTATAAAGACTGGGCGACTGCGGTATTTTCCCGCTTCCTCGGCATCAATACCTGTATAGAACATCCGGTGCATTGTAAGGGCGTCTTCCTCGGTTATTTGGTAACTATTAAGCAATGTAAACATGAAGTCATAAGCCTTTGCATGCCCCAGAGCTTCGAAGGTATCTCGAAGAGGCTTCCCTCCGACAGTCAGTCCGTCTTCCAGGAGGATCTTTGTTTCACTTAGAGTGAGGGTGTTCCCTTCAAGGGCATTGCTGGACCATGTAAGGCCTATCCGGTAGTAGTTTTTAATTTCATGAAGCAAATGACCTTCAAAGGGACGCTTTTCATCAATGGCCAGCTTGTAGCGGTCGATTTTTTCATATAAAGTCATTGATTATCACCGTCCTCCGAAATTACTTTCTGGGTGGTAATAATGCCGCTTGTTACCTCGCTGCCGTTTTCAGCACCACACCAGGGACAATTTATGCTTTCTCGTTCTTTCCCGCCGGGATATCCTGCATTTGATATAGTCACGGAGAAGCGTTTACCACAGGCTATGCACTTGTATATCTCATTATTGGACATTTTGGCAACCTCCTTTTTTTAGTATGTGACCTTTTCGCCAGATGGTAGTATAAAAGAGCCCTCGTATTTACATCCGGCAGCTTCGGCAATTTTCTTTAATTCATCTACAGTGAAGCTTTCCCGCTTCATCTTCTGGCTGAAAGCTTGTGGACTTTTCCCGGATATCCTTCCAAGTTCGGAGACACTTATTCCAAGCTTTACACATAGAATTTTCAGCTGTTCAGACACTGACATACAACCACTCCTTTCAATATTCTCATTATAAACGAATTTATTTAATAAATCAACGATAATATTTCTATTTTATTGAGAAACGTTAAATTAGTCATTGACACTATAAACAATATCGTTTATATTATAAACAGAAACAATTAAAGGGAGTGATTACATGAGTACAAACGAATTAGTAAGCAAGGTTAGAGAGCTTAAAGAACTTCAGGCAATGGCAGAAGAGCTTCAGGCAGAAATAAATAGTATTCAGGATGCGATTAAAGCTGAGATGAGCGCCAGAGGAGTAGATGAAATGGTGGTTGATGTTTTCAAGATCCGTTGGAAGGTTGTAAAAAGCAGCCGCTTTGATACAGCAGCGTTTAAGACGACACATGCAGAACTTTATAAGCAATACTTGAAGGAAATAGAATCCCGCCGCTTCACAGTGGCATAAGAAAAGCCCCTTACATCAGTACCCGACTAAAAGCTTTGATGTAAAGAGCTTCACACAGACCAACCGGAGCGGTCTTGTACTAACATTGTACCAGATCCGCTCCCATAGTTCAATTTATAACTAACTTAAAGTCAGTACCGGAAGCCAGCAGGCAAAAGAAAACCGGATCAACAGACAACCCAACCACAAATGGCACCGCCAGGTGCCATGCCCGCAGAGCCTGCCGCCTCCACGCGGCGCGGGTGGATACCAACCAGGAGCAGGCAAACATACCCGAAGAGGACGACCCAACCACATAAATTGATAAAGGGGGTAAAAGACATGGCCAAAGTAGTAAGCTTGCAATCAGCTATCACACAGCAGCCAAAGATAAGGTACATAATCACGATTGACGAGGACGAAACGCCGGTCCATGTAGCACGGGAACTAAAGCCTGGAGTAATTACCATCATGATCACAGCCAGGACACCGGAGGAAGCTGAGACAATAAGAAAAGAAGCTGCAGCTATCGCAAAGCAGCAACATAAGGACAGAATACCGGCGCCTATTGGAAGCCTAACAAAATCAAGGACCTTCAAAAAGCACCAGATTAGTCTCATACAAGTATGAGAAAAGCACAGTACAAGCCGGGTCTATTACCTTTAACCTATTACCTATTGCCTATTACCTTTTACCTTTTACCTATCACCGACTAATACCAGGAAGGGAGGAATAAACAGATGATGAACATATCACAGATCGAGTGGTGTGATTTCACCTGGAATCCCGTCACGGGATGCCTGCACGGCTGCTCATACTGCTATGCAGCGAAACAGGCAAAGCGCTTCTCCGGAGACGTGAGGATCAACAAAGGATCCAGCCAGCTCCGGAAGGATGAAAACGGACTTTATATCCTGGATAACCCATTTAAAAACCAGGTAGGCAAGGTTATACCGGACCCGGTGGGATTTGAACCTATAATGCACAGGTACCGCCTGCCAATGCCGGCACAAAAGAAGAAACCAGCGAACATTTTCGTTTGCAGCTTGGGGGATCTGTTCGGACCTTGGATCCCGGATACCTGGATAGAGGAAGTATTCAGGGCCTGTGAAGCAGCACCATGGCATAATTACCTTTTCATGACGAGGTACCCGCAAAGATACGAACAAATGAGCTCCATAGGGCTACTCCCCCGCTCCAGGAATTTCTGGTACGGGACGACCGTCACCAGGAGCGCTGACCTTGATCAGATAGTATTCCTCCCCAGGAAGCAGCATAACCAATTCATCAATATAGAGCCGCTCCTGGAGGAGATAGACATAAGCGACATAGACTTCATGGACTGGATCATCATCGGAGCCGAGACCGGAAATAGGCGGGACAAAGTAAAGCCAAAGCGGGAATGGATAGAGACAATCGTCACTACAGCCAGAACCGCCGAAATCCCGGTCTTTATGAATAGCAGCAAAGAGCCGGAGAAAGTCTGGGGCGGGGATTTAATACAGGAGTTCCCTGCAGAACTAATACTGACGGAGGAGAAACCAATCCCACACTGCAAGAAGTGTGAGTACTGCAAAATAACCCCGGAAGGGAAGCGAGGGAGCCGGCACGATTGCATGAAGGTAGGCAAACATATACCAGGAAGGTATGCACGGACCAGCCCGACATGGTGCCCGTTCCGGAACGAATAATAAATGAGGAGGAATGAAGGATGAAAAAGAACATTTATCAATTAGCATGTTTTTTGCAGACCGAGGAGAATACCAATGCCATATCTACAGCTGATCTTCAGGAGGATATCGAGGTAACCAAAGAGGAAATCTTGTCATTACTGGCTGAAAAAGTAGGCAAAATAGCGGCAGAAGACAAACTCAACAATCTTACAACTTCTGTGTATGACCAGGGCTATATCGATGGAATCAGAGCGGGCGCACAGCTGATAAGACTAATTACTGGAGACGCCGATACCATCAAAATAACGGCTTAATAATTGAGGAGGAGGCCAACGAGATGAACAAAGTGTATATATCACAGGTTTTTCAAAGGCAGATGGAGCAAATGCGCAATATAAAGAACCTCATTTTTGACAATGATGCCATGGGAGAGCTCCCGCCATTAACCAGGTTATTATTTGCAGGCCTCTGGACCATGGTCGATGATAAGGGACGCATGGAGGACAATCCCAGGAAGATTAAGAAGGTTATAATGGGATTTGACGACGTGAGCGCCGGCCAGGTTGATGAAATGCTGCAGAACCTGCACGATAGACGCTTTATCGTGCGATACAGCGTAAATGGCAGCAACTATATTCAGGTGAATAACTTTAGTAAATACAGGAACCGGCAGCTTTACAGAAGGTGCAGTCAAATACCAGCGCCAGAGTTTCAATAGGTATTTTAATCAGATGTCTGATGTAGTATAATAGCAGAATACAGAGCACTAAAAGAGCACCAGAGATGCACCGGAAAAGCACAGTAATAGCACAGTGCCAGTACGGTGCAAAGTGCTTATTTTCAGGAAAGAGGAGGTAAAAAAGATCATGGACAGACAAGCCGTTTATATGTACAAGCTTCCGGATGAGGAAAGTTTCACCGGCATAGCTCTGGACGTACACATGCACAAAGGCAACCTCCGTTATTTTGATACCAATAGAGGCCATGAGATCCCGGGAAAGATTAAAGAGGAGACCGAGAAGGGATTTGCTTTCATATCTGAAGGATACATGCCGGGGGAATGGCAGTTCAAGGTATTAACAATCGAAGAGTTCAAGCGCAAGTATTATGAGCTGGTCGAAGGCGGGCAGACGCTGGCGGCCAAAATAAAAACCACGGATGACCTCCACCAATGGTACCGGAGGGAATTCATAGTTTAAACCGTAACCAGGCATAAATCGTGGTAGCAAAATGGCAGCAAGAAATTTTTAAAACTATAAAAATGCCAATAATTTTGATAATATGAATAATAGAAATAGCAGAAAACAATAGGAATAACGACGAATAAAACTTTAACAATTGAATATGAGTAAAGCATATTTAAAGTGCTTATATAAAAATGGATGGTTGTATTCAACCATCTATTTTTTATGCCGGTCAGGGATTTCTACCTTCCTGCTGAGGGGATCAGGTGTCGGTTGTTTCTTGGGGACATAAAACGCCGGTGAAGGTATCCAGGCTGGTGTAGCACAGGTACCAAAAGGGACAATTATATCCTAAAGTTTCAGCATTTTCAGACCTGGCAACCATCTCCTCATATGAGACCGGATTGGGGACTATGACGGGATCCCCCGGTTTCCAGTTTGCGGGAGTATGGAAGTGATAATTTTCATTAATTAAAATTGAATCAAGTATCCTCAACAACTCTTCCTGGCTTGCTCCTGTAGATACGGGTAAGGTCATAACCGCCCTTATCCTGCCTGACGGGTCTATTATGAACACACTCCTAACGGTTGCCGCAAATATTCTATCGGGACTTATCATGCCATACAATTCAGATAAAGATAAATCGGTGTCTGAAATTATGGGAAAAGGAATTGAAATTCCGGTATTTTGATATATATCGTTTATCCATGCCAAAATAGAATAGATGTTATCCGTTGTTAACCCTATGATTTCTATATTCTGTGCCGATAAGCAAGGATAGATTCGTGCAGAATTGATTATTTCGGTAGTGCTGACAGCACCGAAAGCCTGGGGGTGGCTGACTAAAATTATCCATTTTCCTCTATAATCAGACAATCTGATGTAACCTTGGGAGGACAAGGCTACAAAATCAGGTGCCAGTCTTCCGATGGTTAAAGGTTCAAATCTTCTTTCAGGCTGATTTAATCCATATATATTCCTATTATTTATCAT